GTATGAAAAAGCTGACCACGCGGATGATGTAAGGTCGGCAACAAATGTACTAAATGTTCTTGCAGACAAACTAAAGATTTTCGAGCGTGCAGAGGCATCTGCCCTGCAGTTAAAGGCCGAAAACTGGTCAGCAGCCGACCTAGCACAGGTGCAGATGGATTTGCTGCAGAACGCGGTTGCAGCAGGCAACCTGCCGCTCGCCACGCGGATTCTGGAGACGATGAAAAAAACGCAGGCGAAAGACGCGGATCTGGTGGATTACGAGGCACAGCTAGCGCAACTGTTGGAAAGCCCAAAGGAAAAGTGAGTATTATCAGGGGTTTGCAGCGGTTGACCCACAGATGCCGTATCAGGAGGTCACCTACCACCCGCGCCGTTAAGCAGCCTGTTTACCCCGCGCAGCCACGCGCACACCGCGTGTATCCGCGTGTAGTCGCGTGTAGTCGCGGGTGCCTGTTAGGGCTGTCCCCGCAGCCTGCAGCCCAGTGTTTGTGCAGGTACTGACCCGCCTGCAGCACCCGCTAGCCTAGTGTTTATGCGGGTTCAACGACGCTCAGCGCCCCCGACGGGGGGGGCGGGGCCACGACCCCTCCCCCTCTTTATTTTATGGGACTCCAGTCGTTTTACCGCCGAACCCAATTTTCGTTTAGTAGTTTTTAAGGATACAAAAAAGTACATGAAGAGAGTACCGCAAAGACGGAATTCACTAGCAGGGAAAGGTAAAGAGGTAGCCTCAGAGCGCAAAAAACACTACGACGCTAAATATCACTCGACGCCAGAGCGAAAAAAGTACCGCGCTCAACTCAACCGAGCTAACCGAGAGCGCCCCAACGCAAAAGATGAAGACAAATCGCACACAAAGTCCGGTCAATTAGTAGATGAGAAAGCAAGTATGAACAGAGCGCGAAACCAACCCAGACGGTCAAAGAAATGAGATCACCGAACACCGTTGAGCTTATCGACTACGTAGGTGGCGATAAGGCTCACGCCTTAGCGGCTTGGGCTTCGACGGGCACCGAACTCAATGCAGAGACAGAAAAACGCATCCCACAGTTACTCCATAAGCTGGCCAGCAACGGGCACGGGACACCCTTTGAACACTCGCTGCTGTCTTTCCGTGTACAGAGTGACCTAGCCACTCACATCCACATCTTGAAACACAGATCAGGCGTCTCGGTAAATGCCGAGAGTGCGAGGTACAAGGAACTCAAACGCGACAGCTATTACATCCCTGATGACTGGCCACAAGAGATACAAGAGTGCGCCGAAATCGCGGTTCAGGGTCAGCAGGAACTATATCACCTGATAGTAACCGCGCTGACGGATCGAGGGGTCGCAAGAAGTCGCGCAAAAGAATCTGCGAGGTTTTTGTTACCTTACTCAAACCAGATCCGTTATGTAGTAACTTTCAACTTCCGCTCCTTCATTCACTTTCAGAAACTACGCAACGCTCCAGAGGCGCAGCGAGAAGTACGCGAGGTCGCACTTAAAATGCTTGAGCAGGTTCGCACTATCGAAGACTTCCACTACTCACTACAAGTACACGGTTTCTGATCCCTTTGTAACCTAGTAAAATCGTGTTATAGTGGCCACCAAATAGAAAAGATGGGACGTGAAAAGAGTAATAAGAAGACCTCTTCTTATTTCCGCCCGGACATTTCCGAGAAAGAAGTGGTGGGTTTCATTCAGGGAAACCTTGGGGGAGACCGAGAAGTTTTTCTGAATTACGGGCACGCAGACCTAGTGGTTGACCAGACGATCATAGAAGTAAAAAAGTGGGGTAATTGGAAAGAACTCCTCGGTCAGATGCTAGTGCATAAGACTGTAAACCCACACAGACCGATTCGTGGAGTTTTATTTTGCAGAGACCGCACGTTTCCGCCATACAACAAACCATTCGTTGAGATGGTCTTTGACTATTACGGCTTTAGTATCTGGGTGGTGACCGATGAGTTCATCAGGAGGCACCTTTCGGACGGTTCTACAGAAGATCCAAGATGACCCGTTATGGCACTTTCAGAAATTCAGCATTGAGCAGTTTGGGTCAGGGGATCTAATCCCGTTTGAGCTTAATAACGTCCAACGGATTCTGCACTTTACCTGCGAAAAACAGAAGGAGAGGAACGGGTTTGTCCGGCAGGTAATCCTCAAACCACGACGGTCAGGGTTATCGACTTACTGTCTAGCCAGATTCTTCCGAGCGGCCCTGATCGGGCAGAATATGCGTGTCGCGATTGTGGCCCACGATGAACCGACGACCGTGACGCTCTTCAATATGGTGCGGTTAATGTTTAAGCATTACCCGGCCCCGTTGAAGCCTAAAGAGGGGTACTCTGGAAAACGAGAGCTTTCCTTCTCAGAGCTAAACGTCCGTTTCCGTCTAGGAACCGCCGGGGGCACAGACATCGTCGGTGACCAGATCAAACACCTACACTGCTCTGAGGTCTCTCGCTGGGGTGAGAACGCCTTCGACTACGCAGGCGCCCTGCTCAGAAACGTCGCCATCGCTGACGGCACAGAGGTTTTGGTTGAATCGACGGCGCGGGGAATGGGCGGCTACTTTTACCAGTCCTATTGGTCGGCGAAGAATAAAGAGAGTAAGGGTGGTTGGGAGAGCACGTTCTTTCCTTGGTACGTCTTTGAAGACTATAAACTACCTTTTGAGTCCGAAGAGGAAAAAGAACTCTTTCGGGACTCTATCGGCAAGAACCCCCAGTACGGCGGGGAGGAAGAAGAGAGACTGCTGGAGGAGCAGGTCTCCTATGATTTAGGCGGCAAGGGTGTCGAGACCTTCGAGGTCTCACTAGAACACCTCAAGTGGAGACGGCTGTCCATAGACGTAAACTGTCAGGGTTCACTAGACCAGTTTCACCAAGACTACCCCACAACAGACAGAGAAGCGTTCTTAGCCTCTGGGCGAATGGTGTTCGACCGCAACGCGCTGGAGCGAGTCCGGCAGCGAATCTCGACAGAGCAGAAACCAGAGGTCTACACCCTACCGACTAATCGGTACGAACAGACAGTAAATAAATCACCTCTTTACACACTAGACCCTCACGATAACGGCGAACTCCGCGTCTTCCGGCACCCCGTAGAGAACCGAGAGTATCGAGTCGGCGTGGACGTTGCCGAAGGCATCGAGGTCAACGATAGGGACACAGACTGGTCGGTAGCCGTTGTGTTAGACGCGGTGACACTGGAGCAGGTGGCGCATCTGAGGGTTAAGACAGACCCAGACCAGCTAGCGTGGAAACTGGTCTCTCTTGGGCAGTATTACAACGAAGCCTTGATGGTCGTAGAGCGCAACAACCACGGCCTAGTTACCCTGCGTGCTTTGTTGGATAAGCATAACTACTCGAACTTGTATAACGAGGTACGCCTCGACGAGAGGGGGCAAAAGCGCACCAAACGGGTCGGCTTCTTAACGACGATTAAGTCTAGGCCGCAGTTAGTTGATACGATTCGAGAGTTATTACGTAACGAAGACGTCTTGATACGGGACAGTACCTTAGTCGATGAGATGATGACCTTCGTTACCCTCCCGAACGGTAAAGAGGCGGCCAACACAGGCGCCCACGACGACTGTGTGATGGCGTTAGGGCTAGCCTGCTGGGGCGCGGTGATTCGGCCCCCGTCTATGAACTATGCGGTAGAACGACCCTTAAGTAAAAAACACGAATACCGGAATTTTTCTCATGTCTAAGTCAAAAGTTTTTGAAAATTGGAGGGACACTGTCCTCAGAAAGCAAGAAGAAGCGTTCGAGGACTTTGAGCAACAAGACCTCCACGAACAAATCGGCGAGCACCTTTTAGAGCATTTAGAGGAACTAGAGGAGGAATACGGTGGGGCTTGACTAGAACTCTTAGATAAAGCAGAGATAAAAAAATGAAACCCGGACTATATGCAAATACCCACAAAAAGAGGAAACGCATCGCCTCCCAAAAGGCTCAGAGGGCAAAAGGTAAAGACGTAAAGGTAGAGAAAATGCGAAAACCCGGAACCGAAGGCGCTCCAACCGCAAAGGCGTTCAAACGATCCGCAAAAACAGCGAAGAAAAAATGATCAATTACGACGTAAACCAAGAGACGATCCCAGAGGGGCCGAACCCGATAGAAGACGGCCTAGCCTCCCTGCTTCGCAGCAAATTTGAAGAGGCCCGTGACTATCGTAGAGCGATTGAGACTGACCGTTGGTTGCCGGGGGAGGACGCCTACAACGGGGTGTACGTTGAGGGACTCCGAAAGCAATCAGGGGCGACACCCCCGTACATGAACTTGACCCGCCGGGAGGTGACCAGCGCCCACATCAAGATCAACGGGATGCTCTTCCAGAACAATAAGATCCCCTTCACAATCAAGCCGTCAAGGCTGCCGAGGTTTGTCCCCACTGACATCCATCAGTTAGCCGAGCAGATGCCGCAGATGTCCGATAAAGAGCGGTCTCTCTACATAGACGAACTCTCCAAACACCTGCCGCTACAACAGATACTGAGGGATCGGGCCAAGAACATGGAGGATCGTATCCGCGACATCTTGGATCAGACAGACTTTACGACAGAGATCGGTAAAGCGATCCACGAGATGTGTCTGCACGGCACCGGAGTCCTCAAGTCCCCTGTGCTGACCCGGAGAAACTACCCGGTCTACTCCGGCAAGTTTAGGGGTCGCTTAGAGAGTGTGGAGAGCGCGGTAGAGTCTGTACTCATCCCGTCAGCAAAGTTCGTCAGCATTTTCAATCTGTACCCCTCCCCAGAGGCGACGAGTCCTAGCGACCTGACCTATATCGTCGAGAGAACAAATATCTCCAGCGTGCAGGTGCGACAGTTATTAACAAAAGAGGACGGCTACGACGTTGGAGCGATTCAAGACGTTTTACAAAACAAGACCTACTCTAAGTCGAGCGACCTGCCGGAGCCGATCAACCCCCACCAAGAGTCGTATCAAGACTACGAGAAAGAGTACGAGTTACTTGAGTTCTGGGGGTCTCTCGATAAAGAAGACCTAGAGGGGTACATAGACCCTGACGTCATATCAGACGTGGACATCCTCCCTGTCTGCATTACCGTCCTTGGGGATCGGGTAATCAAAGCCGTCCTCAACCCCTACGACGGGGTCATCCCCTATCACTTTAGTTACTGGAACGACAACACACACTCCATTTGGGGTGACGGGATCTACTGGTCGATCCGAGACCTGCAGTCGCTGATCAACTTCACGATGGCGATGTACGTCGAGGGTAAGGAACTGTCCTCGGTGCCGATGGTCGGGGTGGACGCAAGTCAGCTAGCGCCGAACGAAGACCCCACGGATCTATACCCCGGTAAGGTATTCCAGTTTACGCCGGGCGCGGACGTCTCTAACGCTTTTAGGCCGATCCTGATCCCAGACGTCACGAACGGGCTGATGGAATTGATGCAGTTTTTGCAGCGAGAGGCCAACCTCGCCTCCGGCCAGTCCCCCATCGGGATGGGCCAGACGGCAAGCTATCAGACACGGACGGCGACTGGTATGTCGCTGCTCAACTCAAACCAGAACCGAGCCACCGCCGCTGTGGTTCAGTCGATCTCCAACATGATGAAGAGCGCCCTTACGGGGATGTATAGGTGGATTCTGGTGGACACGGACGACCCGGACTTACATTGTGACGCCGAGGCGTTGTGTACGGGGTACGAGCGTTATATCGCCGAGGAGGTTCACAACCAGCAGCTTCTGCAGTTTATGCAGGTGCTCCAGCAGCTACCTCAGTTAGCGCAAGAGATCCGGATCGAGCGCCTCGCCAAGCCGATCCTCAACGCCTTCAACCTAGAGCCGGAAGAGTTGCTGAAGACCCCCGAAGAGAAGCAGCAGGATCAGCAGTCGATGATGCAGCAGATGCAGCTTAAACTGCAGATGGAGGGGCAAAAAGAGGTGCAGAAGGGGAAGGTTGAGGAAGCCCTTAAGCGCCTAGACGCCGCCTTAGAGGAGCGCACATCCATCGGGAAGCAGCGGAGAGAGCTAGAGATTCAACGAATCTTGAAGATGATGGAGCGTGGCGAGGCGGTAGAGCCGACAGACTTCAGCGACCTCTCCGTCATGCTCAAAGAAGAAGCGCAGAAGGCCGCGCAGATGAAATATCAGCAGCAGATGCAGGAGCAACAGGCCCAAGCACAGCAGGAGCAAGAACTCATCAGTACTCTAGAAGAGATGCAACGTGAACAGATGGCAGCACAGCAGGGAGCACAAGTTCCCCCTAACCGTGGACGAGATGGAGATCCTCCGGGGGCAGAAGCTATGGCTCCACCTACAGGAGGTTCTCCAAACCCGAATTCAGGAGGAAACCGACCGCCTCAAGTCGCTGGTGACCCCGGAGGGACTCCCCCAGCATAATTTGAGAGTGGGGCGCATACAAGCATTTCAAGAGTTGTTGGATTACCCCGATTACATAATCAAACTTTCAAAACAAAGTGAAAATGACAGAAAACGCTAATATGCAGGAGACGACCCCTGTAGAACTTTCTCGCGATGAGATGTGGGCACAGATCGTATCGGAGAAACCCGCTGCTGCAGAGCCGGAGACGGAACCAACTCCTGAGACGGAACCGAAGCCGGAGCCTGTAGTAGTACAAAAGGAAGCCCAACCCGTCGAAGCGCCCGTGGATGACCCCCCACAGGAACAGACGGAGATCGAGCGCCCTCAAGCCGACCCAAAGTTGGCGAAGCGGTTTCGTGACTCGCAAGAATTCATCGCCAAGCTAAAAAAGGAGAACAAAGCGAAGGACGACCTTATCGAGCAACTCCAAGCCCAGCTTCAAGACTCACAGACCAAGAGTCCTAGAGCGGAGGAGCAGAGCGCACCGAGGGTGCAGGCACCGACCGCCACCACCTCCGAGTTAAACGCGCTGCTACAAGAGATGCCCGAAGACGTCCGGGAGGAGTTAGAGGCTTTCCCAGAACTACTTCGCGGGATGAACACCCTGTTCGACAAGCGCATCCAGCAGATGCAAAGCACGGTGAACCCTGAGATCGAGGAGTTCCGTAAGGAGAGGCAGAAGCGGCAAGTCCGACAGGCGCTGGATCAACGCCATCGTCTGGCGAATCAACAGTTAGGAATCACCAACTCGTCGAAGATCGACTTCGACAGCCCAGTGTTCGCACAGTGGGTGCTTGCCAACGACTGGCGAAAGGAGGTGGTCACTAATTTTAATAACCCGCAGGGGTTTGTGGATTTGCTCAGGGGGTTCCTATTTGAGTACCCGGATGAAGCCTCAAGGATGACAGCCGATCAGCCGCCGCCTGATTCCTCTAACACCGAAAAAGTAAAGGCAGAGCGCAGAAAGACGGCGTCCACCGTTGTCTCACGCAAAGCCTCCCCAGAGAGACCAAAACCGAAAGTAAACGACCCGGAAAGCAAAGCCGCGTTCTGGGCAAGTTTAACGAAGAGTTAATTTAGCAAAAGGAAACAAAATGGCTATTACGACTAGTGCTTACACGACCACTAGCGGTAATCTTTACGGTGACCTGAGCACCGAAGACGCGCTCACGATCCAGTCGAAGATGCTGCCTGTGGCCAAGAAGAATCTGACCTTTGCGCGTTTCGCGCAGAAGGACTCTAAGGGGCGCAACGACGGCAACGTGATGCGCCACCGACGCTACAAAAAATTTCCCCTGAATGATACCCCGCTCGGCGAAGGTGTGACGCCGGACTTCGATCAGCTTGAGAGCGAGGTCATCAGCACAACAATCCGTCAATACGGGCGCTACGTCCCCGTGACCGACCTGATGGAGCTGTTGGGCCAAGACCCGTATGTGCAGATCATCACCGAGCGACAGGCCCAGCAGGCTGCAGAGGTGATCGACCTGCTCTGCTACAAGACCTTCCGCAACCCCGCCAACACGATCTATGCAGGGAACAAAACATCCCGTAGCACACTCGACGGGGTAGTTACTGCGACAGATTTCGACGCGGTGATCCGGTTCCTCGAAGGCAACGACGCGGAGAAGCTGACAGAGATGCTGTCTGCTACCCCCGACGTCTCTACGCAACCACTACGACCTAGCTACGTCGCGATCTGTCACCCAAACCTCCGCCGCGACCTTGAGAACATCCCAGACTTTGTGCCCGTGGAGAAGTACTCCGACAGCTCTCAGGCGATGGACTACGAGATCGGCTCCTATAAAGGGATTCGCTTCCTCGTAACGACGCAGGCGACCCCCTTCGAGAACGCCGCAGGTAACTACACCACAGGCGCAGGCGCCGATCTCTCTGGCGGCAACGCTAACAAGGTAGTCCTCAAGGGCGACAACGCGGATGTGTATCCAATCGTGATCTTCGCCAAAGACGCGGTGGGTACAGCGACTGTCGGCGGCATGGACTCTATCGTACCCAAAGTCGTTAAGCCAGCACCCTCCGGCACAGACCCCTTGGGCCAGCGCGGGACGGTCGGTTACACGTTCTTCATGGGGCAGATTATCCTCAACGAGGACTGGATCATCACCGTTGAGACAGGCATCTCTGACTTGTCCTTGGTGACCCCAAAGACAGGTGGTGTCCAGACAGGTACTCTCTACGCGGCAAACAACTGAAACTAATTACTCTCGGAACCTTTGGGGTTCTGAGAGAATCTCGACTAAAAGGAGTAAAATGAAGAGTGATAAGCAACAAATGTCCTATGTGCCTCAGACCTCTGAGCACGTTGAGGTTATTGGGGCCGCCCAAGGTTCTGTTATGTATGACATCAAACTACCCAAGGGTGCTTATGTAGAAGACGTTCGCGTTGTTGTGTCTTCTCAGTTCGGTGACGATGTACAGATGGATCTTGGTACGACTTCAGTCTCTAACTACTATCGAAGTACTGCGGTTGATGCAGGGACTAATGGCGGAGAAGGGGTCTACGGTATTGATGCCTCTAAGATGATGCAGCCTGTAGCCTCCGATCAGATTGTACGGGTAACGGTTGTTTCTGCTAATACTACCCCTGTTGGTAGAGCATGGGTCTGGGTCAACTATCGTTTCCATCCAAATCAGTACCCAACTCAACTCGTCTAAACTTGGTGAAATCGCAAGGTGTTCTTTTTGGGACACCTTGTATGTTTGCGCCTTTCAACTACAATAGTAACAGTAAAAATGAACACACAATATTACGAACCGTCTCTGTCTCAGGCGTACTACAACCCCGGCACAGGTAAGTTTTCGCAGGTCTCTGCTTCCCTTAATCTGGCGCCTGAATGGGACGGTGACCCAGCCTCCATCCCTGATGGCTTTGGGGTTATCCGTATCGAGATGGGCCGAGACATACACGACACCGCAGAGGTCTCTTCATCCATCAACGGTTATCGTGTGGTGATCCCCAGAGGGAGCGCACGGGTTGTATCGGCGATCCACATCAATCGTTTGATGAATGAGTGTTACGTTACGGAATACACGCAGACGCAATACTCGAAGGCCCCAGAGGGTTATCGACGGCCTAGGTTCCCCGTGACGTTAGTAGTCCCACCGAAAAACGCTCCCGTGCTGATCGACCCTGACAGCGGGAGCGCCACTAAAGCGGAAGCCAAGACGGTGAAAGCGCCTCGAAAGAAGAATCATAGTTTAACGGTAGAAGACGATGTCACTCAAACTAAGCCAGATACGGGGACGGGCGGAGAGGATACTACAGGATGAGAGCAACCGAAGATGGTCTGAAGCGGAGCTAAATGATTACATCTTCGATGCTCAGCATGAGTTTATCCGGCTGACAGGGTTCCCGCTAGCCACAAACACGATCTCCCTCACAGTCGGAACCGCCGAGTACCAAAGACCTACTAATTTAATCGACATCCAAAAAGCTAGAGTACGCAATCGAGCGATTGAGATCCCGATTGTCTCCCCCACGATGCTAGACGAGGCCGCTCAACGTGGTTTTATAGATCGAGGGGTTAGCTGGTCTACCTCCATTAGCGTCTCCCCCTCTCAAATAACGGGGGGAACAGTTCAAACCAACCAGCCTATCTCTGGGGCGGTCAGAGGGTTCTTAGTGCAGCCTGATTGGCGGGAGCAGCAAGGGCCGATTCGGGCGGTGGTGATTGAGCATCAGTCCCACCCCACTGTAAGGGTCTTCCCCATCCCTGTTTCCCTCGACGCTATATTCAGCCCAGACTTAATAACACTGCCTACCACTGATGTAGATACAATTACGGGCACTGATATTATTTTTGACGAAAACGATCAAATAATCACCGGGGCGCAAACTGACCCGTCTATTCGTTTAGAGGGAACCCTACAGCCACGGAGAGACTCCCTTTCAGACCAAGACAGTGCAGATACTAACAACCCACAGATCGGCGCCCCCTATCACGACGCCTTAATCTACGGGTGTGTAGAGCGCGCTTACCTAAAAGAAAACGATTTGCGAAATGTCCAGAAAAGTAGCCTCTTTAGGCAAAAGTTCCTTGAGTACGTAGCAGACGCTAAACGAAACGAAGCGGAGAGTCCTGTTCGTAGAGTCGGCGGGGCGAACAGACAGAGACTTAGGGTATCTAGGAGGTGGATTTGACGATTCAAGTAAAAGGAAAGGACGGGGAAGTTGTTACCCTCTCTCAGCGGTTGATTAAAGGCACCGACTTATCCTCAGACTCAAGCGAGTTGTCCTTGGACGACATCCCGATGCCTGATGAGATAAAGGAGGAGTACGGCAGCAGTAATCCAGACTTTAACTTTTCGGACTTTGTAGAGAGTCTTAATTCAATCGAAAATTTACGAGGCCCAAAAGGTGATCGAGGCCCGATTCCGGTTTCTGTTACGGTTGATGATGTGGCACCAACGGATGGCGTCTATTCTTTAACTTTCAGCTACCCCGATACTACAGTTCAGTCTACTGAGTTTACCGCACCTAGAGGGCCGCGAGGCTTTTCGGGTCTGACTGGGCCAAAAGGCGATCCGGGGCCAAAAGGCGATCCGG